TCCATTTACTGAATATATAAGTCCTAATGAAACTAACGAAAATTACATATATATACAAGAATAATTTATGAGTGAAGAATTAAAAAAAATGAATTTTGGATCAATACAATTTAGTAAAGCATCTTTACCGATATTTGCTGAAGTAATTCAAAGATTCCCTTGGGTTTTTTATGGTACAGATAATTTATTACCAAATTATTTTATTGACCTTTACGACAATTGTGCAATTCATCGTGCAATTATTACATCTAAATTAAACCAAATATTGGGAGATGGTCTGGTATCATTAAACAATCCAATGGCAACAGTTAATATGGTTAATCCAAAAGAAAATATTACTGATGTAATGAGAAAATGTGTATTAGATTTTTTAATATTTGGTGGATTTAGTTTGAATGTAATATGGTCAAAAGATCATAAATCAATTGCTGAGATTTATCATGTTGATTTTAGTAGAATAAGATCTGGTAAATTGAACGATGATGATGAAATTGAATGTTTTTATTATAGTCCTGATTGGAGACAAACTAGAAAAATACCTCCAATTGAAATTAAAGCATTTTCTCAAGATGAAAAAGATCCTAATCAATTAGTATATTTTAAAACTTATGTTCCAAATATGAGTTATTATCCTGTACCTGATTGGTCTGCAGGACAAAGAGCAATAGAAATTGATGTGGAAACAAAAAATTTCCATATGAATAATTTAAGATCAGGTATGAGTCCATCATTATGGATAAATTATACTAATGGAGTACCAGGTGAAAACGAACAAAGAGAAATTGTAAGAGCATTACAATCACAATATTCAGGAACAGATAATGCAGGTCAAGCAATTATTTCATTCAATGAAAGTAAAGATCAATCACCTGAAATTGTACAAATTAAAAGAAACGATTCAGATAGTTATTATAAAGATTTAACCGATGATATAACAAGAAATATATTATCAGCACATAGAGTATCAAGTGCAGAATTATTTGGTATTGCTACTGCAGGTAAATTAGGTGGTGCAAATGAAATAACTGAACATTCTGAATATTTCCGTAAGATGGTTATTATGCCATATCAAAATCAAATATTACCAGTATTTAATAAAATGGTTTCATTAAAATTTGGTGTTCCAACTACATTTGAAGTTAAACCATTATCATTATTCTTAACAGGTGATGTTCAAGAAGATCCAACTGTAGAAGATAAACCAACAATACCTAAACAAGTTTAAACATGGGTGTATTATTAATATCAGAAGTAAAATTAAAAAACTTCACTAACATAAACAAAAATGTAGATATTGATGTTCTCAAAGCTGAAATACAAGTGGCTCAAGATATTGATCTTATGACTATTCTTGGAGCAAAGTTTTATCATCATTTATTATCTCAAGTTCAAGCAACAGGAAATACATTTAATGCTGATGAAACAATATTGGTTAATGATTATATTCAACCATTTCTTATTCAAACCGCTTATTTTAATGCTATACCACATTTAATGTATAGAACAATGAACCGTGGTATTGTACAAGGTACTATGGAGAATGCACAATCTATAGATGTGTCTACAATGCAATACTTAAGATCTTTACAAAAAACGAGAGCTGATTGGTATGCACAAAGATTATTAGATTATCTATTAACAGGTAGAGGACAAAACAAATTCCCTGATTATCTTAACGCATCTACAATTGACGGGATCGTTCCGGATCGTGTACAGAAATTTAATAATGGTATATTCTTGGCTAATTCAACTCGTAAAGGTTGGAGTGGAAAACAAATTGCTAATTTAAATGGTAATGGAGGTGGATCTTATAATGGTGGAACAATAAACGCTTATTCCGAATACGCAGAAAACTGGTGGAATTGTCCAGATTGTTTTTAATATGAAAGAAGTATTATTAGTAATTATACCATCTATATTAGGTTACATTTTCGGTTGGAGGATTAATAATACCGATTTATGTGGAAAGCGTCTGGATGAGTTGGAAAAGAGTATTGGTGTATATAATAACATCATTACCGATATGTCAATTAAGATTGATGGATTAAGACAAGAAATAACAAGACTAGAAGTACAAATACAAGATCTTTTAAAAGAAAATAAACAATTAAAAAATAAAAATAGTATATGAACAAACCAAATCAAGGAGAAGGGTTGGGTCAATATATAAAAAGAATATTAACTGAAACCGATAAAGGTTACTCAATACAACAAATAATTAACAACTACAAAAAATTTAACTAATGGCTACAGTAGCAGACTTTATTTCAATCTTAAGAAATAGTTCCCCACAGGTTCATATTTTGCATAATCAAACAAGAATATATTCAGAGCATGTTGCTCTTGGTGAATATTATGATGATGTTTTGGATTTAATTGATAGATTAACAGAAACATATACCGCTTTATACGGTGAAATTGATGGTTATACATCAATGCCTTATAGAGATTATGTATCAAAAGATGAAACAGTTAATTATTTCAAAGCATTATATCAATATGTAGAAAATAATAGAAGTATTTTTAAAGAATCCTTTTTACAAAATATAATTGATGAACTATCTGAATTATTAACTCAAACTTTATTTAGATTAGGATTAAATCAAATTTAAAATTAAATAATATGAAATTAGAAGAATTAAGAAAAATTAGAGTAGATCTGACCAAAGCTGAATTTGGATCGAAAACAATCCCTCATGATATAAATGAAAACAGTTTTGATATGTTAAATGGTAATTTTGCTGATTATCCTTGGGAACAATGTATTGCTGATCAAACTAAAGCATATGGATCAGAAGAAATTGCAAAAAGAGTTTGTGGAGCAATTAAAGCTGAAAATAACTCAAAAGAAAAAATGGACATTACCCCCAATCCTTGTTTGGAAGGTTATGAACCAATTGGATTGAAACCAGATGGTTCACCAAATTGTGTTCCAATTAAAGCATGAAAAGAAAAATTTGTTATTCCTGAACCTGAATCTGGTGAGGAGGAGAACAAATACATTAGTAGATGTATATCATCAATTATAGACGAATACGGACAAGATCAAGCGTCCGCTATATGTTATTCCAAATGGGAAAAGAAGTAGTCTAAAATCGTCTTAAAATAAGAAATTAACCCTTGTAGAAATACAGGGGTTTTTTAATAAAAAAAAGGGTCCCGAGTAGAAACCCAGGACCGATATTTATATATGAACAGAACAGAATAGTAATATTAAAAGGAAGGGGGTGTATAACAATTTAACCTTTACATAGATGGCAATCTAAAATAAATAAAATCCCCCCTTCCGTATTATAAATATAACTAACTTTTATCAAAAGTCAAAATATTATTTAATTTTATTATGTTCTTCAACAAGTTCTTTAATAAAATCTTGTATTTTTGTTGCATAATTTGTTGTGGGCATTGTAATGACACCAGTTATAATATCACCTGTATATACAATATCTTGTATTAATTTAAATGATCCCCATATCTTTTCAATTTGAGATACAGATAGTTCCACATTATCCAATACCATTTCAATATCGGATAGAGCACATAACAATTTTCTATCATTTTCTGTTAATTGTTTCATATTACTTTGTTAATTTGGTTACTAAATCTTGTTTTAATACACTTGTTTTTTTGGGATCTTTAATCCATCCATCCAGACCCTTAATTCTTTTCTTAAGATCATCATCTTGTTTATGTAAACAACATTGTACAAACACCTCTGTTGTTCTCCATAATTCCTCTGCGGTTGGTGTAATACCATGTGATTGAAGAAAGTCTAGTGCTAATTTACTTTGACTTTGTTGAAGGATCATAACCTCCTTTGAGTAAAATTGTAATTGTTCCATTTTATAAATCGTATTTGTTAATTAAAAAATCTAATTGTTTTGAGGTTTCATCAAACATCTTATCAAGATCTATTTTACCTTCTTCAGTAAAGATAAGATTAATTGATATAGATTTTGGAATTGTTTTATTGAAACTTTTTATAACTTCTGGTGGATTATCTACAATAGTTAATAATTCTACAGGTCTATTAAAGATACCGGTAATATTACCTGTTACTTTAACTGCATCATTTTTCTTTAATGTATTGATGGACCTACCAATTGATGTATCTTTTGCTGGACCAACCAGTTCAAAGTATAATTCACAACAATCATTTACGGTCATTACACCATATATTTTAAATAATTGATATACTTGATAGTCTTGTGTTGCACATGATTGAACTGATTGTTTAATCTGATCTTCAGTCAGGTCAGTAGTCCTGTAATAGGTTTGTATTCTGATTGCCATTTGAATAAATTGTTTACTAATATAAATATATGAAAGATTTTCAAAAGAAAAAAATTATTGATATAAAAGTTATTCACATTTAACATAATAAAATTGTTGATAAATAATTTGTCTTTTTGAATTAATTTTCGTATTTATTATGTATAGGGTTGTAAAACCTAGTATTTGTTAAAGAATACTATAAACTTCCGGTAACCACTCCTGTTGGATCTTGTACATATTTTTTTACCCAGCAGCACTAGTCCCAGCATAAAAATACTAAATAAAAAAAAAAGAAAAAGAAAAAACACCAGTACATACTAGTATAATACTGGATAGTTTTTTTAATAAATAATTTTATATATATTTATATAAAAAGTACTAGTATGAAAAAAGGTTGGACTTGGCGAGATAAAGAATTAACAATGAAAGAATTTTATTCCTTACCACAAACAAGTAGAAATGAATATATATCTATGATTGAGAAACTATCCTCAACAGAAAGAAGCAACGGAGATAATATCATTTTAAACCAGTATGGAAAAAATATTAATAAACTAAAACAATTTTTATCTATTGACGAACTAGATTAATTTAATTATATTTATATTAGAAAGTTCTCATAACAATTTTCGCTCAGATCCACCAACAGGAAAAGAAGTAATGCTCCCGACCTTAGGTGGATTTTTGTTTTAAATCAAAGTATTTATCAGTATGCCAGTATGTACAAAATGTTCGATAGATAAACCAATAGACCAGTATTTTAAAGAAGTAAGAAAAAGTAATGGTAGAACTTATTACAAAAAGTATTGTAATGATTGCTTCCGGAAGCAATCCAGAGATTGGAAATTAAGAACTAATTATAAATCATTCCAACCGAAGGAAAAACAATTACCAGCACCAGCAATTGAAGATAATCCAAATTTTAAAAAATGTAATACCTGTAATGAATATAAATTAATTAAAGATAATTTTTATTTATCAAGTAATAAAACTAGTTATTCTGGAAGATGTAAATCTTGTAATAAAATTAAAGAAAGAGAATATCAAAGAGAAAATAAGGGTTACGGAGAAAGGTATAGACAATATCCAAATGAATATATAAATAAAGAACAAAGGGATAATGTATTTAAAATAATGAATGCTATTGGTTGGAGTTTTATTGAGAAATATCAGATATGGATTAAACCCCCTTTTAAGACGATTTTAGACGGTCAACCTCATTTCCCTAACATTATACCCAAACCAACAGGAAGACCAAGGAAAGAACCAATACCCACCAAAACGGGGAGAAAAAACATTATATCCAAATATCTAATGGATAATTTTCATGAAATAAAGAAGTACAGAGGGGATGGATTGACTTTTTATGAAATTGGTTGTATTTATAACTGTAGTTCAACAACCATAAAGAAGGTAGTAAAGAAATATCATGAACGCAGACCATATTGAATTAGGTTGGATACAAATTCCAAAAAAGTATATTGATTTTGAAAAAGAACAAAGGGATGTAGTATGTAATAGGTTGATAGATATATTATTAAAACATATAGATAGGGATTTAGCACCAGAATATAACAGGATTGATTTTCTTGAGGATGTATTAGAAAGTTCAATCTTATCCAACTTAGAACAGGAACAATATGAAATTTGTTCGGTCTTAAGGGATTGTATTAAATTATTAAATGAATAAAAAAGTAGAGTCGTATTTAATCAGGGAATATTACAAGCTTCAAGGTATAGCAAAGAAAATATGTAAACGAGATGATGATATGTATAAAGATTTATTACAAGAGGTAATATTACAATTATACGATAAGGATCAAATAAAATTAAAGAAATACGATGATAACAGTATCAAGTATTATATAACAGCGGTAATGAGAATTAATTATTATTCAAAGACCAGTCCATTTTACTATAAGATAAGAAGGGAACAAACAATAATGAGTGTAGACTTATCAACTTGTTTTGATTTGGAGTATGAACAAGAATCATTTGAATCAGAAATTCTATTACAACTTGTAGAAGAAGAATACGCAGAATTGGATTGGTTTAAAAAATCATTATTGGATTTATATTTATCATTAAACAGTTCAATGAAAGCGGTGAGTAGAAAGACAACTATTCCCATTTCAAGTATTTCTCGTTATTTTAAACAGATAAGAACCGAAACTAAACAAAACATTATAACTAAATTGAATGGGTAAACCAATGTCTGAAGCGAGACGATATAGGCGTCTATTAAAGAAAAAGAATGTTAAAACAATTAACATGGGGGAAGATAGGGAATTAAAGATACCAACGGAAAGAGATGTTGAAAAATATATAACGGAAAAAATGTTTGAAGGTTTTGAATTTAAAAATAAAGATAATGAAATTAAGTAGAAAAAGTTGTGGATGTAAAGGAACTAAAGATGTTCCTCAACCTACTCCTATACCACAGAATCCACCTAAACCAATTAAAACAAATTAATATGGATAAAGATCTAAAAGAATTAATTGAAAGTAAAAAATCGAATGGTAAGACCAAAAAAGGATGTACATCTTGTAAGAAGAAGAAACCTGTAACAGAATTACCACAATTAATAGAAGAAGATTCTTTATACTCACCAACAAGAGAAGAAATTTTATTGGCTTATACAGAACTAAACAATAAGGATAATTCCAAACATGAGTTTATCAATAAGGTATATCAATTCTTATTTGGTGAAGTATTTGATTTTGGATGTAGTTCTTGTATGAACAAACAAATCAGAAAGTTTAAGACTTTCATAAACGAACAATTAAAAATACCAGTAACATAATGGCAAAGGCAGGAAGAAAAACAGATGAACTTGAGTTTGAATCAAGAATGAATCGTGTTTATGAGATGATGTTGTATGAACATCTTGGTCATGATGAGTTTGCATCTAAAGCAGCAAAGGAATTTTCTATATCAGTTCGTCAAGCAGAAACTTTATGGGCGGAAGCAAGAAGAAGATTAAAAGAAAGATTTAAACAAAACTCTGAGGAGATATTGGAAAATCATTTAAACCAATTATATGATTTACTTCATAGATGTAGGGAAGACCGTAATAAAAGGGTTGAGCGTGAGGTTCTTTCGGATATTGCAAAGATACATTCATTGGAGACAAAGAAGGTGGATGTAACCACCAATGGTCAACCAATATCAATAAACATCAACTTAGAATAATTTTTTTTGATTTAACGCCCAAAAAACTTCGTTTTTGACTATGAACACTGAATATTACAGATCAAAAGATAAAGATGAGTATTATACACCAAAGATATTGGTCGATGTAATTCTTCCCTATTTAAAACCAAATTCAACAATCTGGTGTCCATTTGATACATATGATAGTGAGTTTGTATTATCGTTCAATGAAGAGGGTCATAATGTCATTCATTCACATATATGGGATGGTGTGGACTTTTTTAAATGTAAAGTACCTAAATGTGATTATATAATATCCAATCCACCATTTACAAGAAAGTTAGAAGTATTAGAAAGATTATATGAAATAGGGATTCCATTTGGGATGATACTTGGATTACCAATATTAAATTATCAGGAAGTAGGACAATTCTTTTTAAATAGAGACTTACAACTATTAATCGTTGATAAGAAAGTATCCTTTGATGGAAACACATCTTCATTCAATAACTCTTACTTCTGTTGGAATATATTACCAAAGGATCTAATGTTCGTTCATTTGGATCATAATAACTCAGGAAAGAATTATAAACCATCAGGAATGTATGATAAATAAAATATATAACGAAGATTGTTTTATTACTATGTCCAATATGGATAAGATTGTTGATATTATATTAACCAGTCCACCATACAATATGACCAAAAGAAATGGTGGTCCATCAGATAAAGGAAGATATGATGTATATAGGGATTGGAAAGAAGAACAGGAATATCTTAAATGGTCGATTGATTTGTTTAACAACTTTGATAAGATCTTAAAAAGAAATGGGGTGGTATTATATAATTTTTCCTATTCAATTGAAAATCCATCACTTCCATATAAGTTAATATCATATATATTAGAGTTTACAAACTTTGAGGTCGTAGATACAATTTTTTGGAAGAAACAAACATCTATTCCACATCCAGCATCCTACAATAGATTAAATAGGATATGTGAATTTGTATTTGTATTATCAAGAAAGAAAGAGACAAAAACATTTAAGACCAATAAAAAAATAACCAAAACATCTTATAAAGGACAAAACTATTATGAGATAATAGATAATTTTATTGAAGCAAAGAATAACGATGGACCTAACCCATTAAACAAAGCAACATACTCAACTGAATTATGTGATAAGTTATTATCCATATACGCACAAGATGGTATGACTGTATATGATCCGTTTATGGGAATTGGAACAACTTCACTATCATGTAAAAAAAGGGGATTAAATTGGATAGGTAGTGAAATATCAAAAGAACAAATAGAATATGGACATACAGATTAATCCCACTAATAGACAGAAACAATGTTTCAAGTTACTACTTGATGATCACACAAATATAGTTGTATTCGGTGGTGCTGCAGGTGGTGGGAAGAGTTGGTTAGGTTGTATGTGGATCACGACATTATGTCTAAAATATCCTGGTGTAAGATGTTTAATTGGTCGTACAGTCTTGGCCACATTAAAACAAACAACCCTTAATACCCTATTTGAAGTTCTAAACTTAATGGGACTTAGATCAGGAGAACATTTTACATTTAATGGACAATCTAACATAGTTACTTTTAATAATAAATCAGAGATTATATTAAAGGACTTGGAAGATCGTCCGGGAGATGTAGACAAAAATTCTTTGGGTGGTATTGAGGTTTCTGCAATTTTTGTGGACGAAGCAGCACAGATTAGTTATATGACTTATTCAATACTTAAGTCCCGTATTCGTTTTAAATTAAATGAATATAAGTTAATACCAAAGATGTTGTTAACCTGTAATCCAGGTCAGAATTGGATTAAGTCAGAATTTTATTTACCATTCATTCAAGATAGATTGGATATAGATAAAGCGTTTGTTCCAAGTCTAGCAAAGGACAATCCATTTTTACCTGACTCATATATAAAGTTATTACAGGATTTACCTCAAGCACAAAGAAGAAGACTCTTAGAAGGAGATTGGGATTATATGTCTGACTCAGATAATCTATATGACTTTGATCAAATATCATCATCGGTATTTAAATTAACACCAAATCCAACAGATAAGAAATATATAAGTTTGGATGTGGCTCGTTTTGGTGAGGATAGATCGGTTGCAATGGTTTGGGTGGGATTATGTGTTGTTGAATGTATAACCTACCGTAAATTGTCTGCAACAGACCTTGTCAATGAGATTAAGGAACTAATGATGAAACATGGAATACATCCTAACAATGTGATTGTGGATAGTGATGGTGTAGGAGGACCAGTTGCGGATATGTTAAGAGGAACAAACTTCATCAACAATAGTTCACCATTACACAATCAAAATTTCATTAATCTTAAATCACAATGTTATGTTAAACTATCAGATCTATTTAAGGAAGGTAAAATATCAATTAACATATTAGATCCGATGGTGGTAGATGAATTAACACAGGAGTTATTAACAGTAAAATTAAAGAATCAAGATAAAGATAATAAGGTATCAGTCCAATCAAAAGATGAAATGAAAAGGATATTGGGTAAATCACCCGATCTATCTGACGCACTAATGATGGGAATGTATCCACATATAAAAAACCTGAAGAGCACAGGACGATATTCAATTGCTTTCATTCATTAATATGGAAATTACAATTAACAACAAAGAATATAAATTACCTACACATTTAAATATTGATACATATGTTAAGTTATTCAATGTCAAGGACTTATTCGAAGATGATTATTTTGAGATTAAATTAATTAATATTATTACGGGTGAAAAGAATGAAAATATTCTAAAACTTACCCATAAAAAAATTAAAGAAGCAAGTAATCATATTCTAAATATATTACCCTCAACTAATTTTATATTTGTTGATCATTTTAAAATTGGAGATGTTGAATATGGTTTTATACCAGAATATAAAAATATGTCGTTTGGTGAGTTTGCTGACTTAGATACTTTATTAACTAAGAAACCTGAAGAGATAATGAAGAATCTTCATATTATAGCAGCAATAATGTTTAGACCAATTATATCAAAAAAATCCAAACACAACTATAAGATAGAAGAATATGATTCAAAGACTGTTGATGAAAGATCTGAGTTATTTAAAAAAGAATTAGATGTATCTTATGTATTAGGTGGCAAGTTTTTTTTTTCAAAGTTCGTCAAGGAATCTTATCAAGCTACCCCTCTATCTTTGATTCAGAGGATCAAGAAGAAAATCAAATCGATGAAGGTGATGTACAGAGTTTGGAAAGAGTATCGTTCGAAAAAGCGTTCGGGTGGTTCGCAGTCGTCAATAGAATTGTTGGAGATGATCTTACGAAACATGAAATAGTATTTAAGAAACCAATTATAGAGATTTTAAACCAATTATTATATCTCATTGAGAAAGATAAGGAAATGGAAAGATTACAGAATAAGAATAGAAACTCATAATTTCAGGAGACAATAATCCAATTTTTATATTTAATGATAGATGATTGATTATAAACAAATATTAGCGGACTTATCGTCCATAGCATACCATCACGAACAAATCAATTCTTTTGGTTTTGGTGACTTGGCTCAATGTACAAATGATATTGAGAGTGATCAGGAACCACATTATACAAGAATGTATGTGGTACCAGGACAAATTTTATTTAATCAAAACTCTTTAAATTATAATTTATCAATCATCATTATGGATAGAGTCAATAATGATCTATCCAATTTAGAGGAAATAATGTCTGACACAATGGAGATTCAGAAAGACATTTTTACAATATTTTATCAATCCTATACAGAAAATTATGGTAATTTCAGTTGGGATTTTATACCACAACAATATATCTCTTGTCAACCCTTTTTAGAACGATTTGAGACGATTGTAGGTGGTTGGACCATGAACCTTAGTTTTGATGTTGCATTTGATTATAACAAGTGTTTACCCCCTGTAAGAGATGATTATAACTTCCCTCAAGATGAAGAATTTAAATCATTAAAAATAATATTGGATGACATATATCAATTTTCAATATTACATGAACAAGTTAAATCTTATGGATTTGGTGATATTGAACAATTAACAAATGATATTATTACCAAAAAAGAACCAAAATATCCGAGAGTATATACCTTAGTTGATCAAACCAACTTTCATAGTGGACAAATTGAATATGGGTTTAAGATATTCATTACGGATATTTTAAATAATGATTTATCCAATCAACAATATGTATTAAGTGATACATTAGAGATAGCAAAAGATTTATTTTCAAAGTTGTATCTTTCTGATTATTCCGCAGAATGGGGAGCAACGATAATTCCATTCTTTGAAAAAACAGAAACGGGTTTGGGTGGATGGATATTAAATGTAACAAGTAAACAAAAATCAGATTATAATAGATGTGTATTACCAACAACAAGTTTCGGTAAACAACTTACATGGGAAGAAGTTGCTGAATTATGGAGATTGGAAGCACAAAAATGGAATAGTATAACAAAATATTAAAAAATATGGGTCAATTAAATAATCAATATGTAAGTAGTTC